GCATAAGGGTTCAAATCGGGCTCGTAAGCACTCGAACTACTTGCATACAATATACGTGTATCAGGATATCGAGTAAACAATCTACGACTTGCTTCAACGTTATTCATCCAGTATGCACTTGGATCGTCGATGCTTTCACGTACACCTGATCTTCCTGCTAAATGTATGATTAAATCAAAGTCTTGGTTTGGTAATTCGCATGTTAACAAGTCATCACCAGATAAAAGATCAATACCGTGTACATTATGTCCTGCAGAAAGCAGTCTGTCTTGTAGTACAGATCCAATAAACCCCTGATGTCCAGTTAGTAGTATCTTCATAAGTCTTTTAAGATCCGCCATGTGTCACGCCAATCAGTAACAGCAAACACTTTACTTGGATGTTTTAGTAATTTTGCAAGTGGATAGTCATTGCCACCGGGCAACACTTTATCACCAAAGAAGTAAAGTGTATCATGATCATTAAATTCGTATAGCACTTGGCCTTTGTCACAGCCAGTAGGATAAATGTCTATGCCTGTTTCACCACCTATAGTTGCAGTTATATCTTCATAGTGTGAATTAATTTGGTGTGCAATCGTTTCACGTTCACGCATATCTTCGTCGTGTTTAATATATAGTTTACGCTCACCTAGTGTAGCGTTTCTGCCAACAACTGAAAAGTTTGCACATCCAGGCCGTTCTTCTATATGATTACCTGTTCGTAATACAAAACTACTTTGTTGTAACCAACCGTTGAGCATACTACGCAATGTGTCCGGCATCGTCCATTCACTTCTACGAACATTTACACCAGCAGTCCAAACATCATTACCCGAACAATTGAATACAACTTTAGCAAGATCTATAGTATGTCCAATTTGCTCAAATGTTTTATCTCGGTCACTACCAGTAACTAGATATACGTCATTTACTAGACAGAATGTATTAAACCATGCCTTAAAGTCTAAGTCCATTAGTCCTCGACTGGGTGTAAGAGTACCGTCGACATCAAAAATATATTTAATCGTCATCTTCGTCTCTCACTATAAAGTGTACTTTGACAATACAATCTTTTTGTTTTTTAATATAAAATTCTAAGCCGCTATTAGAAAGAATTTGTGTTAGTTCAGTAAGTGTTACGTCAGTTTCGTTGGGCATTTATTCCTCGTTGTGTTACACGTTCTCTTAGATCACTGCTGCTAAATCTATGATCACGTTTGTTAAAATATAGTTCTATGCCTCTCTTTGCACAAATAGCTCTACCTGTGAAAGTTTTATCTTTATATTCTTCTCCTAATATTCTAACATGGATTGTGTACATTGTCAAGATATCTTCTAGATCTTTTTCACTATTATACGGAATTATTTCATCTACATATCTTATTCCGTTTAACTGTGTGTAACGTTCAACAACAGTTTGTACTGGAGCGTTTTTTTCTGGTCTATCTAAACTAGGATCTGTTTGTAAACCTACTATAAGATAATCACATTGTTCTTTTGCTTCTCGTAACATTTGCACATGTCCAGCATGTAATAGATCAAATGTACTACAAGTAAAACCTGTTCTCATTTTCGTCGTCTCCGTTTGTGCATCCTAGGCGGATGAAGTCCTACATAATAGTTCTGGGCTATATCGTCATAATGACTAATAGCATTGTTTATAATAGTCCACTTAATCCAACTAATTTGACAGTGATCTGGCTCTAACCAAAACATAGTATCTATTATCCAAACAAAGTTAAACTTACCGGATTTCTTTCGGTGCCACTGTCCTGCACTAATAGTCTGATTATTACGACCACCAAACAGAACAGTGTTCCAAAAAATACTCCATGCAATAAAAACTCTACTTAGATATTTCATTAAATGCATTACCCAAAGTTAAAAAAGTCATTTACTGTACTGTCATGTTTAGTATCTTCTAGCGGATAGTCTAGCACTCCGATTAAGTTATCAAGTTTATTATCGATAATAGTTTCAGCCATTGCAGCATCATCAAAAGGCAACTCTTTAAACCATTCTGGTATACGAAGCTCGTCAGTTGGATATGCAACACTTGTATATCCCATCAAATTATTTTTTAATTTACAGACAATTACTTTCATGCCGTCTACAATTTCTTGCGAGTACTTATCACCGTTCATTGCTTTTAGTGTATTCCAGTTTAGACTTGCTCGAACGTGCCCGGGCATGTTTGCTTTACCTTGTTTCTCTTCCATGCGGCGATAATGACCAATTTTATTTGCACGTTTGGGAGATCCTTTCTCCCAACCTGGCCTATCTTTAAATTCTTTTCTAAATTCACTAATACGCTGTAGGATGTCTTCTTGATCAACGTCAGTTAATACTTTAAGTAATATCTCACTCAAGAATTCTTGCATGAACACTGGCGTATCTGATCTACGCAAGTCTAAGCCCATTGCTTTAACTTTGCCAGGTTTCCCGTCAGTATCACTTCTAAAGCCTTCTATGTCATATACTAATGCAGCATAACGTTTTTTAGTAATGTATAGTCCAGATTGTGCAACAATTTCTCTAGCTGCTGCAATAACATCGCTACGACTTTTTGGACAGTGGAATGCAGTTAACATAAATTCTGGAAATGTTTCATTAGCTGCTTCGCACACTTGGTCGTAAAGTTTAATTACATTATCTTTGCCCCATGGCAAATTACCTGCATCAATTTCATTTTTAAGTGTAGGATACCCACTAAAGTAACACGAGTCAGTATCGCCGTATATCATCGCTTCGCCGACATGATCGTACTCGCCCGTGATAACTCTATTAACTTCGGCACTCATGTGTTTAACAATAGTACGTCCAGTCAATGTAGTAGACTGACCAATACGCTTATCGAAAAAACGACACCCGGGATTAAGAATAGCGCCGTACAAACTATTAAGATTAATTTTTTTAACAAGCTGTCTTTTGTCCCAGTATTCAATTTCTGCGGCATTTCCTGCATCCTTTGCTTTCTTTAGCATTTTTTGTAGTTCTTTACGTTCACTATACCAACGCTTTAAGATACCTGGAATAACACCTTCAAATTCTGTTGTAAAGATAGTACCATTTGCACTAAGCATCCAAGGCATCTGACTATCAAATATTACCTTATGTATTTCAGCACCGCTAAGGACATCACTACCACCGTCTTCCCAATCAACAGTAAGAGGAATATCTTTGCGTTGATTCATAACTGCTTCGTACTCTTCTGTACTAAAGCGTCCTTCCCAACTACCTGCAAATGATTTTTTCTTTAGACCCATATCCTCAGTTACTCGAGCATCGGATATGTCAGGACGTATTTGTCCTATGATAGTTTCCGGCGCCATATTAAGCGCACGAATAACACTTGGATATAGTGAGTTCAAATCCATTGAACCGATCCACTTGTGTAATCCTTTTTTTGGAAACGCAACATATGCACCTGCTGCTTGTGTGCTTACTTGTTCGTCTCGCTTTGCACGATTAGGAACTTGCAAACCTCTATGATGTGCTTCGTTAACGATTGCCTGCTCAGTAACTGCAACTGCGCCCATAGTAGTTTGTAGCATAACAGTATTTGCATGTGCTAGTTCGTTACTTAGATCAATAAAACGTAACTTCTTATCTAGTTTGTCAAGTAATGCAGTATCTTGAATATTATATTCAATAAACTTACGGAAGTCGTTATTATATAGTTGGTCTAATGTACCTTCGTATGGTACTTTATTTTCACCTACTTCAATTTCGCCAATAGCATCTAGTCTATAACTATGACGCTCTTCGTATGTGTATTTGCGATATAGTTCTAAGCTATCTAAATGTACACGGCCAACTAGGTCAAATGTAACAGCAGCTTTACCATACTTTTCGTAGTCGCGTTTCTTAGGCAACTGTCCCCATAAACAAAATCGTCTCGTGTCATCCTTGCTCAATACACGGCTTGTTCGATTTACAGTATAAGGAATATCATAACCTTCGCTATTCCAACCGCTTAAAATGTCAGCATCTTCGATTAGTGTTAAGAAAGTGTCAATCATCTCACTTTCTTTTTCAAACAGCATTACATTATCAATACCTTCTAATGTCTTGTGTGCTTCGTCCATTGTAAGTGTCTTGGGCGGCACTGCCAAGCATATCATTGTTTCCATCCACTGTAAGTATACACTTATGGAAGTAATTGGCATGAAAGGATCAGCAGGATCAGCAAACCCACGCTCTGGATCAAAGTCAGTTTCGATATCGAAAAACGCAATATTAAGTTTAGGTGCATCTTGATTAAGATAGTTTTCAGATAACGATTGAAATATTGGATTGATATCACTTTCAAATAAGTCTTTGTCTCTATTAATAGCAACTTCTTTGCGGAAGTCTTTAGTATTTTTACATACAACCCTAGTAAGCGGATCACCGTACACGCTCTTGTACTTGCCTTTTGGGTCTTTATAATAAAATGTATATTTTGCTTGATATTCGCGGTATTCTCTTTTACCGTCTTTGCGTTCAACTACACGAATCATGTCGTGATCACGGTCAAACAATGCGTCTACGTAACTCATATATTCTCCTGTTGTTTTTGGCCAACTAACCTTCTACCTGTCCTTAAGAGGACGACTCTATACAATGATAACTTGCAACGTTGCCCAGCCCCAAGCAAGAACTGCCCAGACTGTTAGCAAAATAGCAAATCCTGCTCTGCGTATAACTGTACTTATTACTCCTAATATGCCGCCTGCTAAAAACATGGGCGCATACCACATGATGCCTGAAGCAGGATCACTAGCAGTCCATGCAGCAATAGTACTTGCAGACATAAATAGAGCAGCCTCGGCAAGTTCACTATAGAACGCCAAAGGCGACAGCTGATAACTTTCTTTAAAAAAGTCTATTATTCTTTTTATCACTTGTCAACGCCGACAGTAGCAACAATAGTTTCTAAGTCTTCAAACTCGTCTTGATGCTTATCCCAATCACGTTTCATTGCAACTTTAATTGCTTTATTAATTAGTGAAGGCTTTACGTTTAGTTCTTCTGCTACTGCTTTAACAGTATCTTTAAGACCTGCGTTTAAATCTTCGATTTCTTGCAAGACAGTTACACCTTCTTTAACTAGGCGTTCAAGTTTTGCTTTTTCTTCTTGTCCGTAAGTACGATCGCTCATAGAAATACTCCTTATATAACATAGTATATACGAAATAAATTAAAATGTCAAGGATTATTTATGACTCAAATGCGCCTTTGGATTCGTATGTAATTATTTCAAATCCTTGCATTTCTTGTTTGTAACTATACATATCACCTAATATAAGATAATTAAATCCTTGCTCTCTAAAATATGCACATTCACTACGTAAACTTTTATAACCTAATTTAAGTTTAGGATTTTTATAGTTCCACGCAAATTGATCAGCATGTATAATCTTTTTACTTGGATAAACATAATAGCAACTCCATGCTGCTAGTTCATTGTTGTCGTAATATCCAAATACTGTGCCTCTTGTCCAGTCTTCTCTGTATATAGGATAGATACTATC